AGGGACATAAGAACCAATGACATCATAGGTATGATTAGTGACGATTAGTGGAATTTTTGCCTGACCAAGTTTGAGTGTAAGCATACGGAATGCTCCCTTAACAAGTTGAGATTTGGTCATGTCTCTAACTTGCTTGTCATCTAGAGCATCACGAATCTCCTTCTCTGTGGAAAGCATACCAAGAGAGTCTAACACAAACATACAGGGTTTGCGTTCTTCTTCAGATTTTTTTAAGTATATGTCTACTGCCTGTAGTGCTTTCTGTCTGAACTGTTCGATCGTAACAACATTGATAACAACCAATCGATTTAAGTCAATTCCACGACTTTTAAGAAGAGACTTATTAACTGCTGCTTCAGTGTCAAAGTACAGACAGTAACTACCAGGATTACTGTCCAGAAAATTTTTAACCACAGCGAGACTAAAGAAAGTCTTTCCAGTAGAAGACTCCCCAGCAATGGCAGTAATCTTATTCCCAGAACAACCACCAAATATACTACCTGAAACGAGTCCGTTAAAAATGTACGAACCTGTGTCCACATAGGTTTCTGTGTCGTCGATGTCTGATGCGAGTTGGGTATAGTCATCTCCAATCTCTTTTACAATTTCTTTTAAAAAATCCATTAAATAACAAATCCAAATTCTTCGCGTGCTACTTTTTTATATGTCTCAGGGTGAGTCTCCCTAATCTTTTTGATCGTATTGATTTTTTGATAGAGAGCAGCATCTCCACCAAGTCTTAATGCACTTACAATAGTTGCAAGTTCTTTGTCATTAATAGGGAGTTCCATTAGGAGAAAAATAATTCCAGGTTTACAGTTTTTTCGACATTCCAACCGATAGCATCAAGGATTGCTTTCATTGGTTCGACAAAGGACTTTTCAAATTGTAAGTCATAGTCAATATACTTGTCAAGACCCAGTTCTGTTGGGAAGTCTTGAATGAATGAGATGATATTCTCATGAATGATATTTGGTTTCTTAAGATAACAGAACTTGATCTTCTCACCATTTTGGATAAGAGAATACTTATTATCAAGTTTGTTCTGTTTGATATAATGATTAAACAACAATGCTCCCCGACAGTGAATAGGAGTTCCCTTAGAGTAAATGTCAGATGAAGACTTATACTTTACAACATCAGATACTGATCGAGGAAATGAGATTTGTTCAGGTGGAAGTTTTTTAAAGTCTGCACGACACTTATCAATGTAGTGAATAACATCTTCTTCTGTGCCGGTCATCATTAACTTGAGAGCTTCTTTAATCATCTTCCTACATGGTGCAGGAGTTGATGATTTGACTGCTTCAATACCCATCATCTTAAGTTTGGCTTCATCATATCGAACACCTTCACTATCCCATACATTGAGAATATATCGTTTCTTCGCAGTCCAGATTCCACGATCAGCGATATTCTCACGTTTCATTTCCATTTTTTGGTCGTATGCCGATACATAGTTCGCCAAGTCCTGGTAACACTTATCGATGTACGGTTCAAACTTATCTTCGCAGATCTTGTCAAGTAATCCCACAATCGCAACTTTGTCGCCAGACTTAGCAGCAAAAAATTTATTAACAAGAGGTCCAAGGTTAAGATAAATTGAATCTGTGTCAGATGCAATTACGTAGTCCTCGTCAGTTGTTTGCAACAGTTTATTTAGATACTGGTTCATCTTGCTCTCAATCCAACGGATAGAGACTTGACCAGAAAGCGTAATCGCCTCCGCATTGGCCAGTTTATAGTACCTAAAATACTGATTACCGATAGCACCATAAGCAGAGTTGAGTGAGATCTTCTTAGCCATCTGGATATTATTGCACCGGGCAATCTCTTTCTCCAGAGTTTTAGTAGGTGTCTTCTCATATTCTTTCTTTGCTTGAAGCATTCTCTTCTTAAAGATTACACGATCTCCATACATCTTCTCCATGAGTTCTGGTAGAAAACCACGAACATCTTTTCTATACATTGCTCCATTAGGACAAACGGCATTGTCCTTATATAACTCAAAATTTATTTCTTCATCAAGGATTCGGTCAACCGTAGCCGTGGGATGACGTTCTTCCAGTAAGGTTTCTGGGGAGATATTGTACTGCATGATAAGATGAGGGTAGAGAGAGTTAAGGTCAAAAGACACAACCCAATCATACTTTCCCGGAATCGGTTCCTTAACATATGCACCTGCATACTTTTCGTTTTTATCAGAACGAATTTTTGGAGGAATAACAATATCCCTCTTTTTCAGGTAATTGTAAATGATATTATCCCACATGCGGACTTGATAGAACACATCTGCATAATTTACCTTGGCATCATATGCCATAGTGAGTGCCAACTCAATCAATTTCATCTTGTCTTCCAGTCGGTCAACAAGTTCTACGTCAACGATATTATATTCAATATATTTCTGCCACCCATGAGTATAGAAATCTTTAAAAGTTTCAAACTCAGAGTGATCAAGTTTCTTTTGACCCAACTCAACCTCAGCTATGTAGTCAAGTCTATACGATTCTTGTGCCTTATAAGTAAACTTCTTATACAATTCAAGATAGTCAAGTTGAGTTACTCCACCAACATCAAAAGCAGTTTGCTTTCTCCCTTTGATATAGATTTCATTTTCTGTGACGAGACCCCATGGAGAAAAACGTTTCATCAACTTCTCACCCAATACGCGATTGAGTCTCTTACAGATATATGGAATATCATAGAACTGACAGTTCCAACCAGTAATCACATCAGGAACATCAACCATCCAAAAATTAATGAAGTGACTTAACAACTCTTGTTCTGTAGGGCAATGATAGTAAGTTACATTCTCCTGTTTATTAAAAAAAGGTTTTACTCCCCAGGTAGTAATCTTTTTAGTGTTGTAATCCTGAATTGTAATAGCAAGAATTTCCTCAATACAAGATTCAACATCAGGGAATCCATTCTCTGATGCTGTCTCAATATCAATTGTAATCAACTTAATCTGACCGATATCAAACTTAATCTCATCTTGAGGATACTTCTCTGAAATATACTGATAGATGTAACGATCATTTCCATAGATAGCAAATCCATCTACTTCATCGTACTTCTTATAGAACTCTCGACAATCACGAACACTGCCGGGACGGATCTCTTCTACAGTCTCTCCACTTAATGTTCTATACTTGGAATCTTTCTTGCTCTTCACAAATAGAGTAGGGAAAAATTCATCCCTATGCTCATACCTTCTACCATTTTCAACTCCACGAACAAGGAATTGATTGCCAATTAACTGAACATTAGTGTAAAACTTCATTCGTCGTCATCATTAAAAAAAGAACCAAATTGACCTTTACTACCAAGTTCTCTACTATCAAGCATATCCATGATTTCATCAAACTTTTTAGTTTGCTCCATACTCATTAGAATTTCAGATAGTTGCTTAACCACTAATGGTTTTTCATTCACGGCAGCAGACTTAATTGCAGCACGAATATGAGATTCTGCTTCAAGAAGATTATCAAGAGTTTGTTTAGAAAGTGCCATTACTTAGTTAAGTCCTCATACTTTTCAACTAGAGTTGGAGTTGGATCTGCGATAGTTATAATTTTATCAGAACTAATCATAAAGAATTCATCCCTTGTAGCACCCAACATCCATGATTCTAGCATACCACCTTCCACTAGAACAAAAGGTTTAGTCAGTTTGCAATCTGGTTCTCCAGGAATTGATGCAGCAACTTCATCAATCTGACTGATCAGAATCTGGTTGTTCTCCAGTAGAACTGTTTTGATTGTTTTTTCCATAGTTTACGATGTCCTCAACATACATTTCTTTTAATTTAATAGTGGGTTCGACCATAGTCACAACCCAGTCAGATGGAATAGGAATGATTTCCTCTGCAGAGAGAGGAATCCAAGGGAACAGAGAGACCTCATAACCAGCCTTACGTCCTCTACCCTCACTTGAATCTTCAAGCACGTTAGGGTCTCTCATCTTCACCACACAGGGTCGATTTAGATAGTATCCAACGACTCTTTTAGAATCTTCTTCACCATATGCCATTTCACTGACATCAGCAATCATGTCCTCACCAGACTTTAGAAGCAGTAATTTAATTGCCATAATTCAAAATTTCCTATACATATTTTACCAAGAAAAAAGAGGGGTGTCAACTGGATTTTGCCAGTTACCCCTCCGTCTGCGACGACGATATACTTTATTTAGAACCAATCTTTTCTTTGATGATGCTTGGGAACAATTCTACCAAGAACAACTGTCAATAGTCCATCTTCAAAATCAACTGATCTAACTTCAGTCTCATCGGATAAAGTCCATACTCTTGTGAAAGATCTTTGTGCTAGACCTTTGTGAACATATTCAGTAGTGGTTTCCTTATCTTCTTTTTGTCCTTCAATGAAAAGTTTTCCATCTTGTGTGTAGACAAATACTTCTTTCTTTTTAAATCCTGCAAGTGCAATCTCAAGTCTTGATTCCACATTACTAACTTCAACCAGATTGTATGGAGGATAGTTTGTTGTGGTCTCATGAAGATCGAACACACGATTGAGATAATCATTCATCCCAATACTATTCTTAGAAATCTTATCCAAGAGTCCAGGAAGATCCGCAGCAGTATACCTTGTGAGGTTACCCATATTAGTAGCTCCTTTAAAAGCGAGTTTGTGTTGTGTGGACCCCGAAGGCATCCAAATATATTTATAACATAGCAACAAAAAAAGAGGAACGGTAATAACCGAACCTCTTTATATGGTGTTCCGACTTTCGTAGAGACCGCACGAAAAGAGTCTCAGTCTTATTTAGTTGCTTCTTCTTGGGGTTTAGTCTTCTTGCCAATATTATACTTCTGTTCTAGCACCCAATCTCCTTTGTCCTTATATGCAAGAACTTTGATTTGATTGAGAGGTGCAATATCTGCAACGGCATCTTCCTTCACAACTGAGATAAGTCCCCAGTCAGCAAGCAGACGTGTGATGCGATTGCGTCTCTGAACATCATTCACAGTCAGATTGGCATGTTTCCCATCAAGGGCAAACAATTCTTTAAAGTGAACGATAAAATATCTACCCTGCTTATGCAGAATGTGACACGATTGATAAAGTTTTTTCTCCTTGCGAGAAGCAACTCCAATTCGAGTTAGAGTCTCTCTGACTTTAAGAAAATCATCAGGTTCACTAAGAAGAACCTCCACCATTTGATCTTGAGACCAATCAACCGTAGGTTCTACAGTATTAGTCATTTTTTCCCTCCAATGTCAAGTCGTTGTTTAATAAAATTAATCTGTTCTTTAGTCAGGATTTTCAGAGCTTGGGATGCTTTTTCATTACTATAACCATAGTATTGTTTGATGCTTTCTAGATCCGTGACTTTATCCTTACGGAGCCAGGGAGAGAACCTCTTTCTTTTCCTCAGACTATTTAGATAGAATGAATATTGCATATCCTTTTCTAAGTTTGGATACTTATTCATTTCATTTGCATACATGACGCAATCAAGGTGCCCAGACAAACAACGATTAATGATATATGGAGGGTAAGTGCTAATGTCTTCACTTAGATCTTCCTTATTGAAGTTAATAGAATTCAACCAATCTTTCAGTTCCATTGCTCCTCCAAAGAATTTTTAGGAACAATAGGATAGTTAGTTACTAGAAGTTCAGTCTTGATATTATCATCAGTTCCCTTATCCCCACGATGTGCCATAGAGTAACGCAACTTCCAATAGTTGAGTTCATAGTCCTTATACAATTCCTCAAGTCTTTCATTTACATTATATGTAATCATGAACTTATGAGGACACTTATACACATCCTCTGCAAATACATCATGGTCAAATGATTTATGCATCTCACGATTCTTTCCATATAGAAAGTCTTTGATGTCATAGGGAGGATCAAGAAATACAAAAGTATTCTCAGGACCATCAGCATTCATTACTTTAGAGTAATCAATGTTTGTAATCTTCCAGTGCTTAATCAGTTGAGAAAACTGTGCAAGTTTATCTGCACCAACTAGAGAGAAGTTAGAGTTGGCAGCAGTGCGGGAGAAAGTGCTATTCTCAGTCAAACCAGAAAAACTACATTTGTTCATGACAAAAAAAGCAACTGCTTTTTGGAAGTCATCATAAGTGTCAATCTCTGCTTTGTAAGTATTAAACAGATTTCTTGCAAACTTATCCTTCTCTTCTTGAGTGCCACTCTCAAGCATCTTTTCTTTCTGCTCTCTAATACTCTCAGAAAGGTCTTGACCACGATCACGCAGTTGAACCCAGAAATTATAAAGAGGAACATACAGGTCATTAATCCATACAGGAATGTCTGGATTAGATTTAGTCACATCTATAGCAATAGAACCTCCACCAATAAAGGGTTCACGATACTCTGAGATAACTTTAGGATACCATACAGAGAGAGTTTTGATGGCTTTTGATTTGCCACCAGGATAACGAAGAGGGGTTTTCAGTGCTTTCATTAGAGATAATTAGGTCCATCATCAGGTGTTGCATGGAGAAGAACTCCATCAACCTTTTGGAGTAAATCTTGCATACCATTATACATGTAACGATATCCAGTGCCAACATAGAGTTGACCAAGGACAACCGATACTGTAGCGGTTCCCCAAAAAATGTAATACCACTTAGATTTTACTTGTGCTTTAACCTTGGTTTTCATAATGTTTAATCAATCGTTCTGCTTGTTTTTTATCAATCCCACAAGGGGCATTCTTAAGGCATCTAATGATAACCTCATTATCACACATGGGAGGTTTGATTGTAAACCCCCATTTATCAACTTCACCTTCTATAGGTGCTTCGCATGGGTCGAATTCATGTGGCATTATGCAATACCTGGAGGGAAACTTTCAATCTCTGTCAGTTCATAATCCCAGTCTTCCATAACTTTATTAGCAAGAAATCTATCCGATAGCATTTCAAGTTCCTTCTCAGCATACTCTCTAGTCTCTGCTTCTAACCAAACATCAACTACTTTACCTAATCTAAGTTTTTTGATATTAAGTTCAGACAATCGTTTACAGGCATCTCTCACAGCATTACCAGGAGAGTCATCAACCTGTGATCGTAGTCGGACAAATACTAATGCTTTAAACTTCATTATTATAATATGCGATAGTTGCGTGAAACTTATCTATGGGATCAATTGTTTCTCCCAATGAACTTCTTATCCTCTCTTTTACTTCTTCATTACTAATCTCTTTCAAGATTTGTCTCAACTCATCATCATCAAACTTGACGTAATAATTATCACAATGTTTCATTTGAATTCACACTCCACCATAATCTCAGTCAGACATGCCAGCATGTTTATTTCCTGATCCGCAACAAATGCCATTTGATACTGATACTTAGCCAAAACAAGCACAGCAGCAGGAATACTATTCGGAACCAGGGAATCATAACAAGCATCGTAAATACGACGAAGTAAGACAGAAGTATCATTGTCCAGGTTATTGACAACCCATTTACGTACTTCGGGAAAATCTTTTTGCTTAAGTTTCTTAACCAAGTCATTTACT